AAATGTTGAAAATTTAACTAAAGGTGATTTCTTGTCCATTTGTATTATCTCTTGATTTCGCTATTATTGCCAGAGTTGTCGTATCTTACAAAGTTAAGCTTTATTTCGGACTTTTCTTTTTTAGGTGTTAGCCTGTGTTTTCTTGTAGCCATTATAGCTAGTCCAGAAGATATTGAGGCATCATGCTTAGTTCTATTATTTATATCAAATATAGCCCAATCCGCAAGAGTTCTATTGAAAGGCATTGTCCCACACTCATCTGGTTCAGCTCTATATGTACACTCCCTATCGTATCCAACATATTCATTTATCCATGACTGTATAGAATCAGCGTGTACCTGTTTAACGTCTTGAGATGTATTAGGTATCCCTCCTAATTCTTTTTCTGTTCGTGAAAGTTTGTCATATGATTTGTCTGGCCTATTTAAAGAGTATTTTCTATAACCTCTATTCTTGAAGTGATACAGTAGTCTTGGCTTATTATTCTCAATTAAAATTGGCATACCATAGAAGACACACGCCATAAGTACATCTTCAAAAAATTCTTCAGCACTATTTGGTCTGTGTATATACTCTAAGAAGAACTCATTAGATGGCGCACTGTCATCCATATTTGTTTTCGTTAAACCATGAAGAGCTCCATTTGAACCCCTACCACCAACTGTTGCAGATATATCATATGAGTCACATCCGAATAGACCAATATTGTCATTACCTGGATATTTCATACCCTTGTCTACTCTTTTTTTGTTTTGCATGTTCTTAGGCGGTATCCATGACACTATGAAATTACCTCTAGTTTCAGGGGTCCATATAACCTCAGAATCTTTCACACCATCCTTCCAGTGAAAGTTACCCTTTGTTATTACACGATCTTTTATCAAGCCATCATTGTAATCTATCTGGTCGTATATTTTTGTTAGGTTAAATATAGATCCTTTAGATTCATCACGAAATGCGTGGCCCTCTGTTCTTGGGTACTGTCTGTAGTGTTCGTTTAGTTCATCTGGACTGTTTTTAAGGGCGTCAACTTCGTTCTGCCAGAAATCTATAGCTCCCATGTCTATCTCCTCTCCGTCTACTCCTATTACTGGTTTTTCTGGGGTAATAAATACAGGGTGTCCGTATTGATCTATAAAACCCTCCATGTTATGTTCCATAGGTATAAACAATGAGTACATACCACTCTTTGTCTGACCATTCTTAGATCTTACCCTAGGGTTGGATCCTTCATATAGGTCTTTAAAGTTCTGACCACCTTTAGCTAGTGAGTTACAGGTAGAACCAGCAAACACCTTCCCTATAATTCTCTTACCTAGACGTAAACAAGTCTTTGTTACACCCCAATTCTTTTTTATATTGTTTGGAGCAACCCACTTACCTATCTCATCATCTATAAGCAATTTTAATTTCTCACCATCATAGCTATTCTCGTCAGTATTCTTCCAGTCAATAGAGGTATCTAAACCTTCAATTTCGTCAAGCTCATTAATATTCATATTGCTCTTCGTGATCTTCCTAGCTGGAACACTGTACACTAATTCTGTCTTTGGCTTATCCATACCAGACTGTATAGGTCTAAAGAAGAAAGGATAATTGTTAGATATAGGTACGACTTTATTTACAAACATTTTCTTTGCATCATCTCCAGTCTTTGAAAGTATACCTACTCTTGAATCTTTTAATAATGTAGCCATATCAACACCTACAGAAGATCCCATAAAGGAAAACCCTGAACGACGTATTTTCAGGTATATCATCCCGTAACATCTACTATCAGCTCTACACGCCTCCCAATAAATAAAAAGTATTCTGTTCGCATCTCTAAAGTCTGGATGACCCACATCAATCTTTGTATGCTGAAGATACATGTAGTGGTGGCCTGTTATGTAGGTGGGAGTGTTGTTATTGTAAAACCAGTTTCCTATAGATCTATAATTAAACTCTCCCTCTATATAACCTACGTATTTAGATTTAAAGTCGTTATCTCTAGATCTCCATTCACTTGTCGATTGAATTTTATTTAATTCTTTAGGTACCGCTGTAACCACCCATTTATTAGATTTTTTTTCTAATTTACTAGGCTTTTTAGGTAGAGCTATCTTAACCCCATTAATTTCGTATATCTCCCCGATTGTTCCATCCTTAGATATAACAACCATGTCATTTTTTTCGTCGTATCCATAGGCCCAAGCATTTTTATTATTTTTACTTGTATACTCTGAGTTACCTACATGATCATGTATGACAGTGTATAAGCTATCCCAAGTAAAATTATTTTGTTCGCTCCTCTGCACTTAAAAAGTCTGTTTTTGGTTTAGATACTATTTTTAGTTCTGGGTTATCTTCTTCTTTTAATTTATTCTCTTCTATCTGTATTTTATCAAGTATTTCAAAAGCATCAAATATAGCCATCTTCTTCGCAGAGGCTGCGTTCTTGAGTTTATCTGCCGCTAGTGGATCCTTACCCTTCACAACTATTTTTTCTTTCGCTACACGCATTAAATCTTGAGCCGCCTCTTTTCCAGCGCTAATAAGATCTTCTTTTATCTTTCTTACTTCGTTAGACATATGTTATTAGAATTAACCCTATAATATTTTTTACCTTCAATATTAAACTCATATTCACTGTCAGTTTTAAATCCAACAAGATCTCCATTCTTTAAACCTAAATCTTTCATGTGGTTGTTAGGGTACTCCATAGTACCATACAGCTCCTTTTCACTTCCATTATGGAAATCTATATCATTATCTATAGGTGAAACAAAGCAGTAAGGATCAAGTGTTGTCCACTCGTCTTCCCCTGGATTCTTATACATAAAAACCTGGTAAGGATCTACCATGTACATTTTGTCTTTTATTAGACCAGCAGCATACTGCTCAATACCCTTCATGTCATTGTATTTTCTAAAGACGTTGTGGTGAACTATTATAGTTGCACCTTTAAAAACAGGCGTATTAAGTTTTTCGGGAGGAGCCAATACTGTAGCGTACCTATTAGTTGTTGTATGGTTTTCAATACTACTGCTAGTTATTAATTCTCCACCCTTAAATTTTTTGATATTATTATATAACCTACCATCTAATGGTTCGACTATATACGTGTATAAAGATTTCATTAGTACTCTATATTATACTCTATAGCCACTGGCATGTAAGACCCTACAGTCTTCCATAGGTATACCTCATCTTCTTCGTTTGAAAGCCATATCTGTATTCTACCAGATTCTAACTCTATTATCTCACGAATATTATGCTTACCTCTAAGCATTGGCTGCCCCACAGAAAAATTCATAGCCTTTAATAAATCAGGGCCTATAGATATTTTACGAATTAACAACATCTTCCCTGATTAACTCACCCGTCTCAAGGTTTATTTTGAAGTCTCCATCATATTTTTTAGTTAAATCTGATTGAACATCATCAAGTGCGTATAACGCTTGATCATAATTCATTAACGAAGATTTTTGTCTACTTTGAATTGATGATAATTGAGAGGTTGTATACGCTAATTCAGCTTCACCTCTCTTAAATGATGTATGTGCAGATTTGTAGCTGTTTAGCTCTTCTTCTGAAAGAGTTTCTTTAGTTGTTTTCATTATATTATATTTAATTAATTACGTAAAGATATATAAAATATCTCTACGAGCCACATCCTATACAGTCAATCTCTGTATTTTCAGGTTTTGTTCCATTTAATTTCATCTCTAGATTATGAATTTTATCCTTAACGTCCATATCCGAAAACATGTCTCCAGTAAGCTTTCCATTAAGAGTTTCTATCTCTTTTATTATATCATCCATTAAGACCACGTAGCAGTCGCAACGCGCTGCCAAGTATTTGTGGCTACACATATATATAAAAAACCTGCCGCTACAGCGTAGTGCCCAGCAACCCCTGCTGCTGATGCGCTTGAAGGTACTGATGTTCTAGTTCCTAATAAATAAGTTCCAACACCATCAACAGTGTAGTTAGCTGTACCACCACTAGGAGTTGTATCCTGGTCCGACCCCAATAATCTATCGGTCCCAACTGGAGTTTTAATTGTTTGATCGTTAATTTTACCCATAGTGCAAAGTTAATAATTATTTTCTGTTTATATTTATCTTAAAAGTTATACGATATAGTACATAAAAATAAATACAACTTTATAGTTCTGTAGTCGTAATCTTCATCTGCACCAATAAACTCCCAACCTAATAAAAATCTATCATGCGGCCAGTGTAGCTCAAGCTTTATAGTCCAAATCATAATTCCTTATATTCTTCAGTTGCATCAAAACTAGGACACGCCTTACGTGCATAGTCTCGATGAGAATGAATAGTTGCGTCAGGATACATTGCCTTTAAAGTTTTTAATACTGATAACAATGATTCCTTTTGTTTTTCATTACGAGTGTCTTTTGGTGTTTTACCATCTTCCTCAACACCACCACAGTAACATATACCTAAAGAAATTCTATTTTGACCCTTTGTGTGAGCGCCCATCTTATCAATATCTCTACCTTTAAATATCCTTCCATGTATATCTATATAAAAGTGATATCCAATATCGCTCCATCCTCTTCCATTAACATGCCAACCTCGTATTGTATCTACAGATACATCTTGCCCTTCTCTAGTAGCTGAACAGTGTACTATTAGTTTTTTAATGTCTTTCATATTATATAATATTTTTTATCTTTTTTAATGCAACACGCACTACAAAATTTAATAAATAACCTATTATTACCCATAGCCACCACTTAGAACCTCTACTTTCTCTCCTAATCTTTACCCTGCCTGTTTTTTCTTCTTGCTTTTTAGTGGAAACGCCTACCCTTGCATTTTTTCTAATTACAAGCTTAGCAATAGTAATAGAGTCTTTATATATTCTTTTTTTTAACTGGTTCTCCTTTCTTTTGTCAACTCTAGCTATATATCTTATCTCTCCAGTTTCAATAATAGTTTTCTCGATAGTGTTAGTTATAAAGGTAGTGTCTCGTAAAGTTATAGTATCACTAATTATATTACTTAATAGTAATGTATCTGTCTTAGTGGT